GATACTTCTACTAATTTAGGTACTGTAAGAGTAGCATTTTGTCTTACATCAATATAACCTGATACTTTTTCTAATTTAGGTACTGTAAGAGTAGCATTTTCTCTTACATCAATAGAACCTGATACTTTTTCTAATTTAGGTACTGTAAGAGTAGCATTTTGTCTTACATAAATATAACCTGATACTTTTTCTAATTTAGGTACTGTAAGAGTAGCATTTTCTCTTACATAAATAGAACCTGATACTTCTACTAATTTAGGTACTGTAAGAGTAGCATTTTCTCTTACATAAATAGAACCTGATACTTTTTCTAATTTAGGTACTGTAAGAGTAGCATTTTCGCTTACATAAATAGAACCTGATACTTTTTCTAATTTTTTAAAATTGTTTTGATTTTCTTTTGTAATGATTAAATTCCCATTGTGTTTCATAATTTTACGTTTTAAAAACAAAGCATAACAAAGTATATATGTCAGTTGCTTAG